ACAACCTAAGCCTATAAACACTGGTGACACTCTGAGCATGCTCTAGGCTAAGTTAAGCTGCTCCAGAGTGCCACCAAGGCGCTGCGAGTGTGCGCGGCGGTGAATACCTACTGCCTTATCATTTAGGTAGACACAAACAAAACTACCACAAAAGCCCTATTTCTCAGCATAATCCACTGTTTGTTAGTTTATTTGCCTATTTGCTATCTTATTGTCTATATAAGCGTTGCTTTACTATCATATTGTTAGTAAATTAGTACCTCATTCAGTTATTAGGTACTTATCACATGAAATATATCCAAAACGATTACGAGTTACAGCAATTAGCTTTAAGCATTGCTCTCCAAGCCATTGAGGAAGTTAAGAACCACGGTGGCGATCATTACGAATTCATAGATCAGGCTGCTGCTAGTAGTGAGCATGCCATCTACACCTATAAAGCAATCATGCTATGCGCTAACTGCTGCACTGACGATGCCGAGGCAATGTTAGACGATAACGGATCCGAGCGTTTCGAATCATTCGCCCATCATGCGAGCGTATTGGCTGAACTTACCATTCAAAATGCAGCCGTCCAAGCACTCTACGATTTGCGCGCAAAGGAGGTGAAATGATGAGCAACTTACAGACTACTTATACCAGCACCAAAGAAACCAAGCGCGGCCTGCGTATTTGGATTGAAGGTCAGAAACTTGGCCTTGTTGGCTTTGAGCCGGAGGCGCTGTACAGCGTCCTTTATGATGGCATAGCCAAGCTAATCAGCCTGCACCTAGACCCAACCAATGGTGCCAAGCGCGTCACCAAAGCAACCCGCAACGGTAAGGCGCGGCCAATCATTGACCTCCAATCTAATATGGTCAGCTCAGTCTTCGATGCTGGCGAGCGCCTGCGGGTAACCTTTACCGATGGCCTCATTATAATCGAGCAGCACCACGAAGTGAGCAGCCAAGAGCAGCGCGAGCAGCGATTCACTGAGCGCAGCCAATCAGGCGGCCAGCTTCTAGAGGCCAGCATGTTTACGGGTGGCGGCATTAGCACCGAAGCAATAGCCCAAGCCATCACAGAGTCCGGCTTCAATAGCCGAGTATCTTGGTGCTGTGAAATGGAGGCCAAATATATCGAATCGGCTGGCGAGAATTGCATGGCCATCGATGACGATACGGCTTTTCTAGTTGGCATGGCCGAAGAAATAGAGCCGCACCTATTCACCGAGGTAGACGTTTTGAGCTTCTCAATGCCCTGCGCTGGCTTCTCTAAAGCAGGCAAGTCCAAGCACAAGCAAACCAGCGAGAACCACAGCGGCACTGCTTTATTTGGCGTAATCAATGCGATCAAAGCAGCCAACCCTAGCATCCTAATATCTGAGAATGTCACCGAGGCGATGGACTCGCCAATCTATCAACTACTAACTAGCGAGCTTAGGCGCACCGGATACAAGGTATTCGAGCAGGTTCTCAACCAAAGCCACACCGGCACCATTGAGAACCGTGCGCGCTATTGGATGGTGGCTATATCGGAGGGCATCGCACCGGAGCAAATGGATTTGCTGGCGCTGCCTGAGATCGCCCAAGACCGCCCAAGCATAGCCAGCATACTAGAGGCTAATCCAAGCGAGCCATTTGCCGCCAATGACTACTTGGCTGAAAAGGCCGTTCGCGACCTAGCAGCAGGCAAAGGGTTCAAGCGCCAGCTAATTGATGGCTCCGAAGATCGCTGTGGCACCATTGGCCGCTTTTACGCCAAGAAGCGCAGCACCGAGCCATTCGTAGTAAATGCCGAGGGTCTGGAGCGCCTATTCACGCCCCTAGAACATGCCCGCGTCAAATCCATACCGGAACATCTAATTGCGTCTGGCATCAGCAAGACCACCGCCCATGAAATCCTAGGGCAATCAGTGGACTACCGCCAGCCGCTCCAATTGGGCTTGGCACTTTTTGCATCAATTAAAACAGGAGTAGCAGCATGATCACAATACTAGGAAGCACCACAAGGCTAACCGAAGCAAATTACGAGTATTTACAGGCCATGATCGATTATTCGATGGATGAGATTGGCAGGGACTTGGACGAGGATCAATTATCTACCAGAGGGGCTATAGCCTTATCTGCGGAGTTGAGCCGCCTTAACAAAATCAGGCAGCAATTAGCTTTAAATGAAATGCTTTTGGATGAGATTGCCATGGGCTTTGACGATGAGGGGTCAGCAGCATGATTAAATTAAAAGTAGGTAGAGACACCTTGAGCATTAGCCCTAGAGAGCAGCGGGGATTAACCGCAATAATGTTGTCTGGCTATGCCCTAATGCGCTCAGACATTTGGGAGGGACGCAACAGCGGGAAGAGTCCAATGCTAGACCTAAAGTCTAGGGATTCGATGGCTGCGCTGGGTGTAACCGAAGTGTACCGCGACAGTTACACCGCACACAGCAAACGCGCAGCCGCATTCTTTAAGCGCCACCCGCGCTGCCAATCTGTACTTGAGGGCAACCCAAGACGCATCAAAGCAATCTTAACCAAATTAACGGAGTTACAAAAATGAATAAATTAACTCAATATCCAATAGTGCTAGACGCGCCTAATTACATAGAATTGGCCACAGACTTGGCTGGCACTTGGTTAGAAAATACTTACCTCGACCCAATTTGGGAAACTGATAGCGAGGGCAACCAAAGCTACACGGTGGAAGCTCAAGATGTTTTTAACTATTGGCTGGAGCAAATCGAATCGATTTTACATTCTAATAGGATTTTCAAGGATGGCGATGACCACCTAGGGGGTGACTTGTGCATAGCCCACAGTTCGACTTGAGTGAATCTAATAGGGCTTTTGAAAATGCCTTTATCCTGGCGATTATAAATCGTGACGATCCGTGGATGTATATGTATTCTAGCGATCACCACGACTTCTTTAAAAACAAAGATACAAAAGAGTATATTAAGTGCCTTAAGGAGGTGAAATCATGACATTACAAACTCACACAGATAACGGCCCAATCGTAGTTGCACACGAAGAGCCGTGTCACGACTGTAACCATTCAGATTGCAGAGTAATTTTTTCACAGAATGACCTTTACTTTTTTGAGAGGTCAACTCGGTGTAACTTTGAATCATCACAGTTGCGCGGTGATATTGAGCAGGAGAATCTAATTGAAGCCAAGTGAAAAGATAAAGCTTTTGGGGTTTAAGAGTATGGCAGAAGCAGCGAGTGCTGCGGGTGAGGGTGAAATAAACCTAATACGTTGGAGTACTAGTTACCCTAGAAGATTTGAGTTGATACTCAAGGGATTGGCATTTGAGCGCATGAATGACCAGCTAAATGCCGCTTTTGGGGAAATGGACAGCGTGGAATGAAGGTTACTTTTGAGAAAAATAAGAGTATTGTGCGAACTTGGGGACAAAGGTGGTTTTACGCAGTCCTTCTGAGGTGACTCGATTTGCCTCGGACTTATGGATTCTAGCCACCTTTGTCTCCATTCTTTTTTTACGAATCTACTTCTAATACCGAAATCAGCCGCTCTAAGTACCAGCGGCTTTTTTTTGCGTCTTCTAAAGTCTTGCCTTTGTAATCCATTCGCCAAAGGTACTTGATGCAATTGGCTTTGCAGTATCCTTTAAAAGCTTCAGTACTCATTGATGCTTGAATAGCTTCAATAGCCTCTATGCCACCAGAATTGTAATGACTCGGAGAATTCACTAAGTCTTCTGACTCTTTTGGCTCTTTGTCGCGTTTTTGCCAATGCTCTAAGCCACTTCTCTGGGCTTCGATTGCAGGGGAATCTCGCTGGAGTTTATTCCAATCGGCTGGGGTCGCATCGTTTAATCTAATAGACTTTTTCATTTCTAATTGTTTCCTCTTGGCTTTTGGCGCACGGCCTTGCCCTGTTCAAATTTAATAACGCGAATGTAATCTGCACCATCTTCTAAATGCGCGTAGTAGTTCTCAGCAGTTTTAGTTTGGTTCGACCAATGGTCTCGCGGTGAATTGAGTTGCAGTAATTCTCTAAATGTTAAAATCATCGCGATGGCTCCCAAAGTTTGACTTGCTCGGCCTTGGCATCCCAATCGTCAACGCGCAATATCCTAGCCATTCGGGCCTGAGTTATTGCCTCATCTCGCGACATACCAGCCTTAGCAAATTGATTTTCTACCAGTGACCAATCGGGGCGATTGCCTAACACCTTGGCCGCAGTGACTGCACCCACCTTTGGGCAACCGCTATAACCATCGGTAACATCTCCAGACAACGTCTGCGAATAAAAATTACGATCTGCTTCTAATAGCTTTATATCTAATAGATCACCGTCATTTGGCCTAAACAATTTGCCAGGGATTGTCTTCATATCTTTATCATCCGACACAATCACAGTATCGATGTCTGGGGCGCTACCTAATATGCCCATCACATCATCGGCCTCTAATGTGGCTTGTCGGTGGCTGGGCCAATTGTCTTCGACCCAAGCAACCATAGCTTTGTAGCCGACTGGCTTGCGCGTCTTCTTCCGATTACTTTTGTAGCTGGGAGATACTGTCTTACGGAAATTCACTGAGTCTGATATGCACATCAAGATTTCATCTGAGCCTAGGCGTTCTTGGAAGCCTTTAATTTGCTCAGTGAATATAGATTTGGCCACCTTTAGGTCGGTAGCAAGTGACCAAATATCATCGCCCCAATCGGTTTCCTCTTCGGCAATTACGCTCGCCCGAAACAGAAACAGATCGGCATCAATTAGCAGGGTTGGTTGGGATTTGTCCTGCAATGTGTGTAAGTATTTCATCTAATTCACCTAAAAAATCGGCACCGAGTGCCGTTATTGTCCAATTGCTGCCAAAGGTATCGTGGTCAATCTGATTCGATATATAGCCCAAGCTTGCGCTGGTGGCCACATAGACAGCGGCCTTTCTCGCGAAGTTTGATTTCAGTTTGAAGGGAGTTCTATTCGCACGATCTAATACAAGAAAAAAACAAATGAGATGCTCAACATCATCGTCAGACATATCACGAAACTCAAAGTCAGTGAGTGTCTGTCCATGTCTTTCCGATTTGGAAGTCTGCTTCGATGGGGAGTGAAAATCCGTATTCTTCTCCCGATTCTTCAGCCATTCGCTTACATATATTACCGACATGCTCTGCCACCTCTTTAGTTTTGCAGGCGATCTGCACCTCATCATGTATCCATCCCATGATGTATGCCTCTAAACCCTGCTTAATTAATTCTTGGTCAATCAGCTTCACCCACTGCTTACAAAGAACTGCCCCGCTGGACTGCAAAATTTGTGATAAAACACGGTGTTCTGAGCGCACAAATAGCTTTCTACCGTCAGTGCCACGAAGCCAGCCTTTTTGAGCGAAAGCTTTCCTAAGCTCGTCATTAAGCCTTTTGAATGCAGGCAAATTCCTATTGAAGTCGGCTTTAAGTTGCTTACCGTCCTTAGCAGTACCACCAACGATTTTGCCAATCATTCCATCTCCACCACCGTACATAAGGGCATAGATAAACGTCTTAGCTTGATCTCTAGTAGCCAACCCAGCAGCTTTTTGATTAAAGGTGTGAATATCTGACTCAAGAATCTGTTTGGAATACTGACCATCGTCATCTAACGCATTGGCGAGGCATCTAAGTTCTAGCCCAGACAAATCGCTGCCCAATAGTGACCAGCCTTTAGGCACCGTAAACAGATCACGACACTCTTTGCCGTATGGTGTGCGTATGCTCGGAATCTGCTGCAAATTAGGTGAGCGGCATGATGCGCGGCCCGATATTGTTCCACCTGAGATCAAGTTGTGACGTATCTTTCCGTCAGTGTCCACCAGCTTCATCCACGCTGCGTTGCCTTCGCTCAACATGGCAATACGCTTTTGTACTATGAAGAATTCTGCAAGCTTCTTAGCCTCTGGGTACTCCAGAGCGATTAGTACATCTTCATCGATCTTTGGTTGGCCACTAGGCGTAAACAGTTTTGGTTTCCACTTGTACTTAGCGGTCAGGCAACGCGCAATGTGCGCCCTAGAGTTTGGATTAAAGTGAACTACTTTGATCTTCATCATCTCTTCGCCCTTAACATAGCCGCGAGTCGCATTGTTGATCTTCGGGGTGAAAGGCGTGTGGATTTCCCACGGCTCAAACAGAGTAGCCAAAGAAGTCTCTAGGTCTAAACGCTTCTGAGACAATATGGCATATAGATCGCCAGCTTTCTCAATATCAAAGGTCCAGCCGTTGTTCCCGATACGGAAGCAGACCTCGGCCAAATCATGCTCTAACTTGATACTTCTTTCAGAAAAGTCAGTATCTCTATTGAGTAGCTTCAGTAGATCGTAAGTGACGTTTACGTCTTGCTCCATATACAGAAGCATGTCTTCATTGAATGCACTCCAGCCGCCATCGTAATCGCCCTTGTTGTTACCTAGGCGCATCCCCCACGCAGCTAAACTGTGGCTGCCATAGAAACGCTTCAAGAAACCTTCTGGCTGCTTTGCTCTAACAGAGTCCTCGGTCATCAGGTCAGCTTTGATTAGCCGAGATAGCACTAAGGTATCTGTCACCTTTCCTTTCGGTTTCCAATCAGGGTAAATCTTCTGTATTGCAGGTATGTCAAAACCAATAACATTGTGTCCGATGATCTCATCAGCATTCGCCAGGATATCGATAGCTTCTTCAATCTGGTGCGGCCTAAAGGTTTTCATCGAGTTAACCCGTCTATCACATTGGGCAATGTCTTTAATAGCAATACAGTGGATGGTTGTTAATTCGGGAAGCAGCCCATTGGTCTCTATGTCGAAAACTAGGCGGCTCACAATGCCAACTCGCTTTGCTGTGGGCGCTTAGATAGAAGCTGTCGAGTGCGGAAGAAAGTAGCTTTCTTAGGGTAATGGGCTTGGAACAATCGCGCATAATATGGCCGATGGTTATTGTTCAGTTTAAAGCCTAGGTCATCACGGGTTTCGATGTCTTGGTGCCACCTGATTCGCTCAAAGATTGCATAGGCAGAATAGTTGCCCCGCCCAGTAGCGATGGCTGCATTTGTATATCTTTTAAACAATGACCAGACATCTGGGTTTTCTTTATGGAACTTGAGAAAGTCTTTTTCAAGACGAGTTTGCTCTTGAGACATAGGGTCTCTCCTTAAATGTTTTTATTTAGAATCTATCGGGGGATGCCTCTAACAGCCGTCCAGTTGCACGGGTGTATTCAAGGGTATCTGCTTGTCCTACTTCGCCAGTGAATCGGTTTTTCAGTAAGACTATTTCGCGGGTATCATCGGTAGGATCGTCTTCGTTCTTTTGTAGTCCTACGCAAAAATCAGCTAATTGAGCGAGGGCATGTGAGCCTCTAAGCTGGCTTAATTGGACTTTAGCTCCGTCTTCATGGCCTTTGTTGCCGTCTGGTCTTTTGAGATGGCTGACAAGGAAAAGGCAGATGTCTAGCTCCTGCACCAGCTTGGCAAGCGTGGTCATTATCGAGTCAATTAGCTTACGCTCATCAACGCCTTTATCGGTGACCATGCCACTGACAATGAGCGATATGTGATCTAAAAATATGGTTTTACAGCCCATACCTTTGACCATGTACTGGATTCGGTTAATGATTGTGTCAACTGCCGTGCAGCCACAGTGGTCAAATAAATAGATCGGGTTACCACCTAATAGCGAGTCATAAGCCTCAACGATCTCAGGCTCACCAATACCGTCCGTAATAATAATGTTCTTCTTCATGTGAAGCCCTACAAGTCCCTGTAGCGTCCTCTTATTAGTCTCTTCCAGCATCAACAGGCCGACACTTTGCCCGCTCGTATGTAAGTGATAAGCGATCTCTCTAATGAAAGTAGACTTGCCTACACCGCTTCCCGCACAAATCGTGACCAGCCCAGTGCGTATGCCCAAGGTCATCTCATTAAGCTTTGAGTAAGGGTAGCTAACAGTGCTTGCAGCATCTGACTTTCCGATGATGTCCCGAAAGTCATCACTGCTCACAATCCCGTCCGGCCGCCAATCTTTGGCTCTCCAAATGGCATCGATAATTGCCTTCCCTTCTCCTTTCTGAAGGCATTCGTTGGCATCCTTGTACGGAAGTATCGCGAGCTTTACTTTGCCTACAGGGAGCGACTCAGCGCACTCTAGGGCCGCTCTCTGGCCAGCATCATCTTGGTCAAACATCAATATGATCTCCTCAAACTGCATAAGGAAATCCCACTGAGCTATCAATGCTTTTTTGCCACTGGATGCACCTTGGCCAAGGCTGACCACGGGCCATTTGTTGCCTTGTACTTGGCTCACTGAAAGGCAATCAAGCTCCCCTTCGGTAATCACCAGCTTTTTGCCAGAGTTCCAAAGGTGCTGCCCAAACAGTGTCATGTTTTTGGATTCACCTAGGATCGAAAAGTTTTTGCTGGCATCTCTAACCTTCTGGGCAATCACTAATCCTTCGGTATTACGGTAGTTTGCTATTTGGTGAGGTCTACCCTTGTAGTTGTCGGTCACTTGGTAATCAAATTTACGACAGGTCTCTTCGGATATGCCTCTGACTTCCAAAGTAGTGTAGTAGCCTGCAATCAAATCTGTTGGGCGCTTATGGTGCTGTTGGCTAATTTCTGCACTGCCGCCATCACCAGCTTCAAATGCTTGGCAGCCAAAGCAGAAAGTATGCCCATCGGTGTACACTGCTGCGTTATCAACACTCCCGCATTTCTCGCACGAAATGTGCTGTATCTTTTGCGAATCGTCTTCT